GGCACGATTAAAATAGAAAGGTGATTTTATGAGTTGGTTTTCAAGTTTATTCTCGAGTCAAGCAGCAGCCCCAATTGAGGCGGTTGGAAACGTCCTAGATGGATTGTTTACTAGCGACGAAGAGAAGCTAGACAAACAAATAATTATGCAAAGACTGGCTCAAAAACCATCTTTAGCGCAAATCGAGCTAAATAAGATAGAGGCACAGCATAGAAGTATTTTTGTCGCTGGCTGGAGGCCGTTTATCGGATGGGTGTGCGGGATTGCTTTGTTTTATAATTTTGTTATTAGAGATATTATTGCTTGGTTTCTCGCTCAATCTGGGTCTCATTATTCGCCGCCACCAGAGCTGGCAATGGAGCACTTAATGACTGTGCTATTAGCTTTGTTAGGGTTAGGCGGGTTAAGAACCGCGGAGAAGTTAAAAGGGAAGGCTAAATGATTAAATCAGGCATAACGCAATCTATAAGAAATTGCATTGGCAGCGCTATTAATGGTGTAGCTGCTAGCACTCCCGGACTGGTTGCTCCGACTTATTTAAAAGATCTTAATTTTGACTCGTACACCGCAGGACAAGCAGTAACAGGGGCTAATGGTTTTGATTCGGCAGTTAATTCAGGCTCAACAACTTCTTTAGCAAGTACGACTCAGTCTGTATCATCACCCAATTCCGCAGCCTTCACTATTGCTCAGACGGCGGAATTTTGGGGGGCGGAGTTTGTTTTCTTGATTGGGCCTGATGGCGGGGACGGTACACTACAAGATGGCGATGAATTTTGGGTTCAGTTTAAAGTCTTCCATCCGACCGGATGGGATAATGACACAAATGGAGATGGCGGAACAAAGTTTTTTAGATACAGAACAGAAACATCAGGTGAAGTCCCTCAGCGTGTAGCAACGTTTCAATTAAGGGGCGCATCAACGATAACAGGATTAAGAACCGAACTTGAAGGCCAAGTCCCTGACGATGTAGATATCACTCAAGCTGGGTTTGGCGGGTTTGCATTAAATCAATGGAACACATTTGAATTCTATATTAATCTATCAGAAACAACTGGCACTATAAGGAGCTGGTGCAATCACTTACCAGCAGGCGAAGTTACTGGGATTAACACTATCGGCACGTTGGCTAACGTAAAGTTTTTCAGATTAATGCTGCTAAACTTTTGGAATAATGGCGCACCAGCAACTCAGACTTTATATATTGACGACTTTAGAGTGGCTAACAGCGATACAGATTCACCAGTCAACACAGACAGCAACGGTGATATATTTATTGGGAACGTTTAATAGAGGTATAAAATAATGGCAGCAATACTAACTAACGCAACTAAAGCAACATCAGCAACGAGTGACGCATTAACAGGTGATGTTACGCTTAATTGTGGTGGGACATTTGATGGAGCGACAGTTAACGTTTCATTGAATCCGGCGAGCGGCACAGGCTATACAAAAGCATACGATCAACCGTTTTACATTTCAATCACAGCAAAGACCGGCACAACATTGGTATTAAATATAGAGGGTGGCGGCTCAAGCACATCAATAGACGCTGATCTACTGTAATGAACAAGGACAATAACGCCCCACTATGGATTAGGCAAATAGCTGACTCTCTCATAGTATTAGCGGCTGCATTGTCTATCATTGGTGTAAATTTTAAACCATACTTTGAAGCTAGAGAAAGAATAGCCATACTAAGAATGGAAATACAACTAGAGAAGGAAAAGCTAAACCCAAACTACAAAGAGTTCGAAGATAGATTAAAACAATTAGAACAATATTCACATAAACCAAAACAATAGGTGAGAGATAATGGCAGCAACTAGCGCACAGAAGAATAGGCAGGCCCGACAGGAGAATTTAAGAGAGCAACTATCTCAACAGAAGCATATAGAGCAAGTAGTTAAAAACATTGAGGAAATAGAGGGTACTGATTTTAATTTCAAGGGGGATGACGGGGAAGTGGATTACAAGGCTATGCAAGCTAGCCAATACCGCGTGCAAGCGCTTAAAGTAGCTAACGAACAAAGGCTTAAGCTAGTTAACAAGTACTTGCCAGACCTTAAGAATACAGAGATTACAAGCGAAGGTGGCGGTAGACTTACTATTAATCTAGTCGATTATTCTGATAGCGATGAGTGAGATCACAATACCGAACGAATGGAGCCCTAGAGGTTATCAGCTAGAGTTCTTTAGAGCTATGGATTCGGGTATTAAAAGAGCTGACCTTCTATGGCATCGTAGAGCAGGCAAAGATTCGACAGTCCTAAACTTCACAGCAAAAGAAATGTTTAAGCGTGTCGGCAACTACTGGCATCTATTCCCCAAGCAAACTCAAGCTCGCAAAGCTATCTGGAACGGTATTGATGGTAAAGGGCGAAAGATACTCAAGCAAGTGTTCCCAGAAGAAATAAGAGAGCGTACGCAGGGTACTGAGATGATGATTGAATTAAAGAACGAATCAACATGGCAGTTGTGCGGATCTGATAACTATGACTCGTTGGTTGGCTCAAACGTCGTCGGCGTGGTTTTCTCTGAGTGGTCATTATGTGACCCTAATGCATGGAACTATATCAGGCCTATGCTCCAAGAAAACGGCGGCTGGGCTGTTTTTATTTATACGGCAAGGGGAAAGAATCACGGCTATACGATGCATAACATGGCATCAAAAAATCCGAAATGGTTTAGTCAAAAGCTCACTATCGACGATACGAAGCGCGAAGACGGAAAGCCGGTAATATCTCAAGATATACTGGAAGATGAAAGGAGTGAGGGAGTTGGTGAGGACGTAATACAGCAGGAATACTATTGTTCGTTTGACGCTCAGATACCGGGCGCGGTTTTAGCTGATCAAATGCGTAAAGCATACAAAGAGAAGCGAATCATCCCTAATATGCCAATCGACCCTTCATTGCCACTTGGCACATCATGGGATTTAGGCCATAGAGATTCAACGGTTATATGGTTCTGGCAAGCAACACAAGGCGAAATAAGGTTGATTCATTATTACGAAAACAACATGAAAGACCTTGACCACTACATCAAGTACATTAAAGAGTATGCAGAAGAGCATGATTTATCCTATAAACTTGGAAAGCACCTAGGCCCGCATGATTGCGATAGTATGAAGTTAGGTCAACATGAGACAGTACAAACTCAGTGCAGAAAGGCCGGTATTAACATGATAGCTACAGAGCGCCCAGCAACCAAAGCAGCAGGAATACAAGCGGTTAGGAAGATATTCAATCGGCTATGGATTAATGAGACTGAATGCACAACCGGCTTAGCATGCTTAAGCGAATATCAATACGAATGGGATGATAAGCTTAAAATGTTTAAAGATAACCCTTTGCATAACTGGGCTAGCCATGGGTTTGACGGACTGCAAACGCTCGCATTAGGCTGGAATGAATCATACAAAAGCGGCCATAAACCGATGGGGCCCCAAAAGATGAGTTTTAACGTCAATGTCTTCTAAATACGTAGTATTCACAAGAGGTGAAAGGCATTGGGTTACGAAGTATTTACACAAGGATATAAATCACTGCTTTGTTCTACAGCAAGACAAGGGCAAGTGGGTAGTGTTCGACTCATCGACCTATGGTGCTGAAATATACACAATAGACAATCATAGTGATATACTGTCGAATAGCTACGTTATTAGAGTGGATGTTAACAACAACCCAAGACCGCTGTTAATGCTCAATACTTGCGTCGGTCACGTTAAGCACCAGCTAGGCATAAGGAAACCGTTTATATTGACTCCTTATCAACTATTTAAATACTTGAGGGATAATTATGGCTCCTACACCAAGAAGACAGCCTAAGACCGCCAATGAAACGGCGCTTGAAAAAAGGCAGCAAACCGCTTTAGATAAAGAAATCGAAGAGCAAGAAGAGCGGCTAACTTTATTTACTAGAAAATCATTAGGGCGTGCCTCACTACTGTCTGGTGCACCAAAGACCGCACAGCAAGCAGCAGGAAAGGCGAGCTCAAACGGTAGAATGTTTGGTGGCTCGTCAATGTCAAGTGGTGCTACAGGTGGCAGTTCTGGCGGTAATGTAAGCTCACCAAGAACTTTGTCGAGAAAATAATCATGCCATCAATCCCAAAGAATCTAGGTGATATAAAAACTTTAAAGTCTCGTTATTCCAAGGCAATGTCAGACAATGGATTATGGGAAAGCACGTTAAGAGACTGTTACGACTACTGCTTGCCTAATCGAAATCTATTTAATTACGATCAAGCTGGTCAGAAGAAAATGGATCGCATTTATGACTCAACTGCTATTGATTCAATCCAAGTCGGTGCATCTAAGTTACAGGAAAATATTGCGCCAATCTGGCGAGACTGGGCTAAGTTAGAGCCTAGCAGCGAGGTTAAAAGGCTTCAAGGCTTCAAGGAAGCAGAAAGTGAAATCACAAAGAATCTCGAAGAAATCACAGATATTACCTTTGAATATATCCACAACTCAAACTTTAGCACTCAGTTTTATGAGGCTGTATTAGATTTAATGATCGGCACTGGTACAATCCGTTGTGACGAGGACGTAGACGACCCAGATCAACCTATTAACTTCACAGCAATTCCACAGATGTTAGTCGGATTTGAGGAAGGTCCAAAAGGAACCATTGAGACTCACTGGCGCAAAGTAAAAATGAAGGCTGCTAACATCAAGCGGGAGTATATTGGCTTTGAAGCTAGTGAAGCTGTAAACAAGATTATTGACAAATCACCAAACGAAGACATTGAGCTAATCGAAGGGCTAGTTTTTGACCCAAAAGAAAAGATCTATCATGGCATCGTATGGGTCGATGGTGAAGAGCGCTTAAGCTGGCATGAGGATTACCAAGATTCTAGCCCATTTATAACATCTCGATATACTAAAGTGTCAGGCGAGAAGCGAGGCAGAGGTCCTGCCTTATGGGTTTTGCCTGACATAAAAACACTTAACAAGATTAAAGAGTTCTCATTGCAGAAAGCTGCTATTGATTTAGCTGGCATCTATACCGGTGTCGATGATGGTCAAACTAATCCTTATAATATGACTATTAGCCCCGGTGTAGTAATTCCGGTAGCTTCTAATAACAGTCAAAACCCAACACTAGCAAGGCTCGATACTAATCAGCGGTTAGATTTAGTTTTGTTCGAGGTTGAAAACCTTCAAAATAATATCCGTCGCGCATTCTTTAATGACTTGCGTGACCCAGATTCACCCGTTAGGAGTGCTACAGAAATAGCAATTGAAGCAAGAGAGCTAGCTAAACGTGTTGGCTCTGCCTTTGGTCGCTTACAAACAGAGTTGCTCGTGCCTATCCTCAATCGGGTTATGTGGATATTAAAACGCAGAGGTATCATACAGCCGGTCAAAATAGATGGCAGAGAAGTAGCCGTTAAGTTTACCAGTCCATTAGCTCAAGCTCAGGATGCAGAAGAATTGCTAGCAGTGCAGCAGGCGGTTGAATTTACGCTCAATACAGCAGGTCCGGAAGCGCTGAAGATGTCATACAAAATAGAAGACTTCGGAACCTTTGCGGCTAAAAAAGTCGGAATGTCTCAAGAGTTAGTAAGGAGTCCAGTAGAAAAAGCAAAAGCAATAGAGGCTGGCGCAGCAATGGCAAAACAGGAGATGGAACAAGGTGGAATGGGAACGGCTCAACCTACACAATAAAGAAAATGAAGCAAAGCACACACAAGAGCAAAAGAAGCAGCAAGCCATTGATATGGCTAAAGCTTATCACAGGTGCTTTAAAACCGAATCAGGCCAGAAGGTTTTGCAGGATTTGGTTAATCGCTTCATTATGAACAACAACCCACAAACAAATGAAAAAAACATAACTTACGTGGCTGGTATGTGCAACGGACAATCTGATCTAGTTCAATACATAATGAATCAGGTTCAAAGGGCGGAGATATTATGACATTAGAAGAAAAGCAAAAGTACGCAAAAGAAACGTTAGGGTTGACTCAAGCTTATAACATGAGCGAGGCAACGCTCGATAGCAAAATCAAAGAATGCAACGAGAAGCTAGTAGAGACTCGAGAGCCAAAAGGCCACAAGCAAACCATAGATGCGGGAGCTATAAAGGTTGTAGTTGATGATAACGGCAAAGAATATCTAGATACAGTAGAGTTTGATTACGAACAGTTAGAATCAAGAGCAAGCGAATTAGGGTTTGAAAAGCTTGAATATATTAATAAACACAGAGCTTTCAAATGTTATAAACAAGGCCAGCCAGTAGACTGGTTAGATATTGGTGCATTTTAGGAGATAAAAGCATGAGTGAAGAAAATGAAGTGGCAGATGTTGCGCAAGAGCCGGTAGAGCCAGTTGACCAATCAGCCCCTGATAGTCTGCTAGGCGGTAAGGAAGTAGAGCTCGGCGAGGGTGAATGGTTCCTAGCTGAAAACATTAAAGGCGTAGGAGATAAGCCGGACTGGTATAATGATGGGAAGTACAAAACATTGGCCGATCAAGCAAAGGCTCATCCAGAGCTAAGAAAAAAGCTAGGGGGATTTACCGGCGCACCTGAAGAAGGTTACGAAACTCCAGAAGGCTTTGAGGAGGGTGATGAGCTTTTAGAGCAGTTTAAGTCAGTAGCGCTCGAGTCAAATATGAGTCAAGACACCTTTGGCAAATTGTTTGAATTATATCAAGCTCAGTCAGGCGTTAATGAGCAGTTAAGCGTAGAGGCTGAGATGGCTAAGTTAGGCGATAATGCAGAACAAAGGATTAGTCAGGTTGAAAACTTCCTAAGGAATAATGCTGGTGATGCTTACGAAGAAATCCAAAACATGGCAAATGATGCTAACTCAATCATGCTTATTGAAAAGATGATTAACGTTATGGCTCCGAAGAAAATGCCTATTGATGGAGGGGAGCATCCTGAGGGTTTAACCATGGACAAAGTTATGGAAATGTCTATGAAGAAAAACGAATCAGGCCAGTATTTACGGAGTGTAGACCCAGAATATAACGCCAAGATTGAGAAGCTAATGGCGCAAATGGATGGCTCTAGTTCACATATTGTATATAATCAATAATAGTTATATACTATAGGTATTCGGCTACCTTCCTTGAAGCCCCGATCTAATTAAAGGTTTTTGTTTGACCCCCTATTAGATTGGGCTACTCCAACAAAACCTCAGAGAATATTATTAATTTACTTTTTGAGGATTAAATCATGAGTAAGACTTTAAGTTCAGTCGCTCGTACCGAATTTGACTCTATGGTCAAGCTGGCGTACCAAGGCGGCTCAAAATTACGCAACACAGTAGAGTATCGCGGCAATGTTGTCGGCGACACCTACAAATTTCGTTTAATGGGTAAAGGCCAAGGGCATAAACGCACCGGCTCAAGCTCTTTAGTCGTTCCAATGGATATCACACACAGTTTACCAACTGCGACATTGGAAGATTGGGAGCACCCAGAGTATACCGATATCTTTGATCAAGCTACTGTCAACTTTGACGAGAAAGACAAGCTTACAAAAACTATCGGTAAAGCAATGGGGCGAACAGAAGATCAAATTATCATTGATATTTTGACGGCTGGAACCTACAACACCACAGCAACAGATGATCAAGGCTTTGAAATTGCAGCAGGCGGCACAGCATTTACTACTGCTAAGCTTCGTGCACTTCGAGCATACTACGACGATTTAGAAGTTGAGGAAAAAGTTACTATTGCCGTATCTGGCACTGGTATGCAATCTTTGCTATCCAACACTGAAACAACATCTAGTGACTATAATTCTGTAAAAGCTTTAGTGAATGGCGATCTAAATTCATTCATGGGCTTTAACTTTGTTACTGTTGGCGCTCGTCGATTAGAGGGCGGGCTAGGTGGCTCAGGCTTGGTTGCTTATGCATGGGCTAGCGATTCAGTAGGCCTAGCAGTTGGAAATCTTTCCAAGTCTATGTCAGTTGATTGGGTTGCCGAACGTGCATCATGGTTATGTAACGGTATGCTAAAAGGTGGCGCTGCCATCATTGATGCAGAAGGTACAGCCAAAATCAGCATGGCTTCATAGGAGATATTAAAAATGGCTTACGACTCAAGCAAACTATATATGATCAGCGGTCCTACCGGTGACGCGCCTCGCGTTTGGAGCTATTACAGCTCTGATGATGCGATTGCGGCCATCGATGGCGCTGGGTATTTTAATGACGCATCAGTTACGCTTAATGCTTACGATATTATCTTTATTCGCGACTCTGCCAACGTTATGACTATTTCATTTGTGAATAGCAATAGCGGCGGGGTGGTTGATATTGTTGATGGATTAACCATTACAGCGACCGACTCAGACTAAAACTAGGGGCTTCGCGCCCCTTTCCTTTCGAGGCTTATCATGGCGTCAAAGATTAATTTGATTTCTAATGCGCTTATATTGATAGGCGATACACCGATAAATTCACTTACAGGCGGAGAGCGACGACAGCAGGTTGCCTCAAACCTGTATGATAATATTGTTCAAGCTGAGCTGGCAAAGCATCGCTGGGGCTTCGCTAGACGAAAAGCTCAACTATCCAAACTAACCGCTGCGCCGATTGAAGAGTGGCGAACAGCTTACCAATTACCAACAGATTTACTTGCGCTCATTAAATTGAGTATTTCAACGCCATACCAAATCTATGGCTCAAAGGTTTACGCAAACGTTTCAGGCGCTTTATATTGCGACTATATAGCTAATGTTGATGAATCTGAATGGCCTGTATATTTTGCCAAAATGATCGAATACGCACTAGCTAGTGACTTCGCGGCATCTATCCGCGACGACTCAAGCGCACAGCAAGAAATGAACGCGAAATATATTAATCAGTCAAGAATGGCTAGGGCGACGGACTCGCAACAGCATCCGCAAACCCCTATAGTAGATAGGCCGTTTATTGATGTGAGGGGTTAGGCCTTGGCTAAAACTAGATTTTTTCAAAACACCTTCACAAGCGGCGTATTGTCTCCGCTATTAAAAGGCCGGACTGATATAGCTCAGTATTATAACGCTTTAGAAATGGCGGAGAATTGGGTGGTAGTCCCTCAAGGAGGCGTACGCAGAAGAGCGGGGACGCGGTTTATTGATGACGGCGTCAATAGATTAAGCAGAATCGCAACCCTGCCAACCATGCCAGAAGGCGGCACGGCAGCAAACATTAATGACGGCGATGATTCAACCGCCACCGCCACGACAACGAACATCTCCACCATTAGCCCCTATGTGATAGCCCAGTATGATTTCGGGTCTGCACTCACTTTAAAGTTTGCAGATGTACGGGGTATTTTTTTAACAAGTCAAACAGATTCAGGCTTTAGAATTGATTATTCAGATGATGCGGCAGCATGGACCAATGCGGTAGCATTCCCTAATGACGTAGGAACAAGCCCGCAAAACTTTAGATTTGATTTAAGCTCTTATGGCGATCATAGATATTGGCGGCTTCAAATTACTCACGCCACCGACCTTGGAACAGATAAAGTAACATTGTCTGAATTTAATTTTTACTCAGAGTTATCGGCAGCAAGCGAAATAAAGCTTGAATCATTTAGCGTTGCTAGTGACGAGCATTATTTAATGGCGTTCACAGAGGGTAATTGTGCGATATACCAAAAGAAAGCGCAGGCCGATCTAGATATCACAAACACTTTAATCGCTAACGTAAAGATGCCATACAGCACAGCTCAAGTTTCAGAGATAAGAGTTGTTCAAACTGAGAGCGTCATGCTAGTGTTCCATGAGGATTACCCGACAAAGCGCATTATCTCACTATCTCCGACGCTTTGGCTAGAAGACGACTTCCCTTACTCAAACATACCTCAATTCGATTATAACGATGAAGATTCGCCTACGCCGGTAAATGAAGTTCAGGTTATGACTTTTACAGCCTTTGTTGCTGGCGATACTTTTCAGGTGGATGTGGAGGGTGTATTAAGTAAAAATATCACTTTTGCAGGCGATACAACCGCAGACGAAAGAAGCGCTACAGAAGAAAATATTAGAAAGAACCTCCAAGATATGCCTATCTTTGGCGAGACTGGAATATCAGTATCTAGAGCAGGCGCGCTTGCTTATACGATAACTGTTAGCGGCGAATCAACAAAAGCTTTCGAATTGTTTAGCGCATTCCCTACTAGCGGAACAGCATCTAAATCTATAGCGTTTACAAAGAGCGCCACAGGGTCGCCAAGAAAAGAGGATTTATGGAGTAGTACAAGAGGCTATCCAAAACTAGGAACCTTTCACGGCGGACGGTTAGTGCTAGGTGGGACGAAATCTAAAACACAATCATTAATATTTTCTCGACCCGGCTTGTTTTATGACTTCAAAATAGATGAAGGTGACGATGATGAAGGTATCTTTATTACTTTGGCTAGCCGAAAACTAGTTAACATTATTGATATATTTTCAGGTAGAGACTTGCAGATTTTCACAGATGGCGCAGAATTCGCAGTTTTTGATTCGCCGGTAACACCTTCAACGGTCAATGTTAAAAACCAAACATCTTACGGCTCGCTAAATATCCCAGCAAGCGATATAGATGGCGCGGTGTTATTTGCAGATCGCAATGGAAAATCACTCAAAAGCTTTTCATATAGTTTTAACGAGGACGCGTATATCACAAAAGATATTAGCGTTTTGTCGCCTGAGTTAATATCAACGCCTAGAGATATTGCGATACTTGGCGGCACAAACTCAGATGATGCTAATTGGGTGTTCATTATTAATAATGATGGCAATGCCACAATATTAAACACTCTAAGAGAGCAGGATATAAACGCATTCACTAAATGGACAACTGGCGGCGAGCTAATATCGTGCGCGGTAGTTGATGATCAACTTTACATGGTCAACAAAAGAAATATTAACGGTGCAGACGTTTACCATATAGAGCAATGGAATTTTGAACGAAGGCTGGACGATGCTATATCGCAAGCAGTCTCAGGTGCGACAGTGAGCAATCTAGATCACCTAGAAGGCGAAACGGTTAGCCTTGTTGCTGACGGCTCAGTACTTCCTGATAGGGTAGTTTCAGGCGGCACAGTGACACTAACGACGGCGGAGCAAGATCACACCAATGTCGAAGTAGGCAAGCGCTTTACTTGCACATTAAAGACAATGCCAATCAATACTAATGTTGGTTCTGGGCAAAATCAAATGCGACTTAAAAAGATCGTAAGAATGAGCCTAAGGGTTCTAGATACCTTCGGCGTTTACGTTGATGGTAACCCTGTAGCGCATAGAACATTCGGTGATTCATCAGTAAGCCCGCTAGGTACGCCGCCTGTAGAATTCAGTGGTATAATAGATGATATCTATACGTCAGGCGGTTGGAATAGAGATATAGTGCCAGAGATAACTTTGCCAGATCCAACGCCTTGCACCATCTTGGCTATTGAATACGAGGTTGAGTCGTCATGACAATAGAGGCTTTGCAAAGAGAGCTTTTAAGGCGAAATGATGAAACAGGCGTTAAAACTTCTCACTTGTTTTGCGATGGGTGTTATGCAAGAGAAATATTTATTCCAGCTGGCGTTGTCATAGTTGGAGCCAAGCATAAAACAGAGCATTTTCATGTGATAAGCCAAGGGAAGTGCGCTATCTCCAATGTGGGTGAAGCAAAGGTTTTTGAAGCCCCTTATACAGGTGTGACAAAGATTGGCTCAAAAAGAGCTATTACAGCTATAACTGATACGGTCTTTACAACGTTTCATCCTACAAATGAAACGGACATTAACAAAATCGAGCAACAAGTGATTGAGGATGAGGGTTTAAAAATAGCCAATAATCCATTGGAGCGAATAGAATGAGCTGGGTAATTATTGCGGGTGTAGCAACGGGTTTCACTATAGATACAACACTAAAGCAAGGCAAGCAACAACAGTACAACCTTGAGCGACAAGCAGAAGAAGAGAAAATAGCCGCCAAAGGGCGAGAGCTTGAGCGTAGAGAGGGCTTAAACGACGTTCTAGCGCGCTCAGCAGTCAATCAAGCAGCCAGCGGTATGGGCATAGAGGGGACGCCTGAAAGCATCGCCCTAGCAACCGCAAAGAAAGCATCGTTAAGTGAAGGCTTAGAGGGGCTTAGTGATAGATTAAGACAATCTCAACTAAAGCGATCAGCTAAAAACGCAAGGCGCTCTAGTTATGCGGAAGCAGGCTCAACGCTTTTGAAGGGTTCGATTTTTATGGGGCAGCTATCAGAATGAGGCAACCAATAATAAAAACATTCGGAAAGTTTCGACCTACTGGCGGCGGAGATGGTAGTTCAGAAGTATTGTCACGCCTAAAAGGGCTGGCGGGGCAAGCTCAAGGTATCGCGTTTAACCTAGGTGCAGAGCAAGCCAAGAAAGAGGGCGAGCTAGAGGGGGCCCAATCGGTTGTCAGAGAAGGTGGCGAAACTAAAGCGCCAGAGCTTAGAAGGTCAACTTTAAGTATACGAGACAAAGCTTTCGATAATGCTGCAATACTGGCTCACCGAGCGGCGCTACAAACAGACGCAAAAAATAAACTAGATGAATTGCAGCGTGAAGAATCTCAAGATCCAGCAAAGTTTGAGCTAAGAGCTAGTGCATACAAAGAAGGTTTGCTTTCTGATATGCCTGAGGAATTAGCCGTATTGGTTGGCGCTGACATCGACTCTAGTATTGTTAGTAGAGCATCGAAACTAGATGAGGCTTTCTTTAAGCGTATTGAGCAACAGAATTTAGCAACCTTAAATGAAGGCTTAGAGGCTTTTACTGATGATATTTTAAACGCTACACGGGACGGTGACGAGCAGCGCGTAAAAGACCTATCAGTACAAGCGGAGGCCATGATAAATCAAGCCGTTGATTCTGGCACATTAGATCCAACAAAAGCCGAAAGCATCAGGGAAAACCTAAGAGAGCGCGGAGTAGAGCAAAAAACACTAGGAGAGATTGACAGAGTTGTCTTTGATGAAAGCCTACCTTTAGAAGAAAGGCTAGATAAGGGTGTTAAGTTTTTAGAGAGCTTGAGAGATAGAGATTTTAAGGATTTAGACCCAAATCAAAAAGACTCTTTGATCAGAGTGGTTGGTGGCAGAGTATTAGATATTGAAAAGCAGGTCGCACAAAAGAACTCGCAAAGAAATATAGAGCTTGAAAAGCAAGTTTCAAACTTAAAGGTTTCGGCAAAGCAAGGTTTCGACACGGCCGCCAACCTAATGGAAAGAATTGAAACAATGCACAATCAAGGGTTTATTTCTGGCAACGAAAGAACCTCAATGATTAATGATGTTTACAGTTCTAATCGAGCGGCAACAAAGAAGGCTCAAGACTTTTCTCTAGTGACAAAAAAGCTGACAGGAGATTTTCCTGAAATAGTTTTACAGCAAAAAACAATAGATGATTATTATGATCAAGTTTATGCTTCGGGGCTTGAGCAAATGGACGGGCAAGAGCGAAACGCCTATCAAGCGCAATATGTCTCAGTATTAAAAGGCGTGCCTAAGTCAGTTAAAGATCAGATAACAAATGATCTTTTAAGTGGCGATCAAGACCTAGTGGCTGGCGCAGCGGATTTAATCGATAGAATAGATAATGTTGCAGGACTTCAAGAGATGGCTGTTAATGCCAATCAAAGAGCCTTCGCAAGCGTTCTAACCGGCCTAATGGTAGCAATGGAGCCAGAACAAGCCGCACAAAAAGCGCTAGAGCTAACCGACCCAAATAACACGGCTAGAATTGAAGCAAGAGAGCAGCTAATTAAGACCGACAAACTACCTGAAAAATATTCAGATTGGGTTGAAGATGGCTTCGAAAGTATTTTGGGGAAAGATTATCTTATTGATAATGTTAACAAGCAGTCGGTTGAAGCGGAGTTTAAAGATATATTTGAATCATTGTATAAGGCCGGAATGAGTGAGGACCAGTCTAAAGATAAGGCTATCCAATTATTGCAAAGAAATTGGAAGGAGTCTCAATTTGGCTTTATGAAGCATCCGCCAGAGCAATTCTATCAGGTTGGAGCGAACGCTGACTATATTAAAGATCAGCTTATAGAGGATTTGGTAATAGGCACAAATATCCAAAATATCGACAAAGACAAGCTTTATTTAATATCGGACGAGCGAACCTCAAGAGAGGCGGCAAGTAGAAACCCTTCTTATCAAATTAGATTATTCGATAGTAACGGCGAGTTTTTAGCGCCTATTCTAACTGATGAGCATGGAGAGCCGACGAACAGATGGGCACCAGACAGAGACAAGGAGCTTCAAAAGCAGCTAGCAGACAAAGAAAAGAAAGCTCAAGATGTAAGGCTGGGCAAAGGTGGATTTGAAGAAGTAACAAGTCAAACAGCCGTTGGAAAATTATTTGAAAGCTTACTAAAGGATGTTAAATAGTGCCAGCTATCCCAGACAAAGAATTCCAAAATATGTCTAGAAAGGTTTTAGGCTTGCCAGAGTTCGATCAAACGCAAAAAACTAAAGACGTTATCATGTCAACCTTTAGGACTGAAAATACATTAGGGTCCTTGATCTCAATGGAGTCTGGGCTGCCAAACAAAAAGGTTGAAAACCTAGACTATAATCCTTGGGAAAAACTAACTGACAACGAAAAGCTGGACGAATCGTTTACTAAAAACGCAATGTTAGCAGACAGTGATGAAGAGCTTGAAGCGGTTAGAAGGCAGTCGGCAAAAGAGCGTAAAGATAGAAAGATAATGGCTGAGGGTGGCGCAATGTCTTTTGTTGCAGGAATGACAGTTGGCGGGATTGCTGACCCTATTAACCTTATCCCCGTTGGAGGAACGGCCTATCAAACCTACAAGGCAGGTGCATCTATTCTAAAGGCTGGCATGGTGACAGGAAGTGTTGCGGCAGGGTCAACGGCGGCGCAAGAGGCAGTCTTACACGCCACACAAATAGAGCGCACATATGGTGAATCTGCTTTAAACGTTGGCGCTTCGTTTTTATTAGGCGGCGTTTTAGGCGTTGCTTCTAACAAGCTCGGCAGCTTAGGGGTAAACGATGAAGCTTTAGAGCAAATAAAAGACTCAATGAATGTTGAGCCAAAAATAAGGGATGGCGCTGATTCTGTTGGCGCAGCTAGGGTGATGGATGATATTAAGGTGAAAGGTAAGTTCACATCCAAGCTGGTTAAGGCGTTTGGATTTGACCCATTGTCGCGAACAATTACCAGTGAGAACCCAGCGACACGAAAGGTTGCCAATTTACTAGCGGAGAATCCAATTGAAATGGAGGGAGGTAGACCAGTCACAGCAGTTGAGAGTTTAGCTAAAAGCAATCACGATGGAAAATACTACTTAGCGCTAGAATCTCATAATGAGTTGCTTTCAGCTTACAGAAAATCAGGTGTTAATATTGGCAAAAAGAAATTTAATGAACTTGTATCAAGGGAAATCAGAAACCCTCAGCCAGACGCACCGCAGCATATCAAGCAAGCGGCGCAGGCATGGGATCGAGAATTATACGAACCACTTAAAAAGCTGATGATTGAAAACAATCTATTGCCTGACGATGTAGACGTGAAGACGGCCAAGAACTATCTAAATAGAGTTTGGAATAAACAAAAGATTGCGGCGGAGCTGCCTAATTTTATCAAGAAAACCTCTAAATGGTTGGAGGATCAAGACCTAGAGTTATTTAGAAAGGCTAGATCAGCAGCTGATGAAATTAAAACCGCGAAAGGCGACAGGGTGTCGGAGCTTGAAGATATTATTAAAAAGTCAGACTTTAAGAAAGGTTTGGACTTAGAAAAACAAGATTATGAAGATATCGCAAGGCAAATAAGCCAAAGAATCCGCGGAACTCCCGACGGGCGATTGCCTTATGACTGGAAGCTGGGAGAAGGCTCTAAAGGCTTTAATACGGCGGGAACAAAGCTAAGAGGCCCGCTAAAAAGCAGGACTTTTAATATCCCTGATGAGCTGGTTGAGGAATTCTTGGAAAATGATGTAGAGGTCTTGGGTGCCAGATACCTAAGGCAGACGGCGGCTGATATCGAGCTAACCAAGGCTTTTGATGGCGATGTTGAAATGAAGAACGCTTTAAAGGAAATTGATGATTGGTGGTCTGGCCGTATCGCCAAAGAATCAGACCCTAAAAAGCGCCTAAAATTAGAAAAATTAAAAGACAGAGATATCAATGATATGTCATCTATGCGCGACCGAATTCGAGGAACTTATGGCCAAGTTGATCATAATAATCCTTGGGTTAGGGCTGGTCGAGTTGTTAGAGATTTAAACTACCTTCGTTTTATGGGTGGCGTTGTGGCCTCATCCGTTCCAGATATTGCACGTATATTTATGGCCGAGGGTTTTGCAAAGACCTTTAAGAACGGCATAAAGCCGCTTGTAAGTAATCTAAAAAAGTTTAAGGTAGCATCAGCAGAGGCGAAGCGTTACGGCGTAGGAACGGACGCTTTAATGGGTGGCCGTAGCGAAATAATTGCAGATGTTGCAGACTATACTCAGGGCGGAACAGCTATTGAGCGATTAACGCGAGGCGCGGCTGAAAAATTTGGTAAAATAAACCTAATGGACTACTGGACTAGCGGGGTTAAGCAGCTTCACGCGGTCACAATGCAAACGTCAATATTCGATGACTTAGCTAAAGGCAAAATTGATAAGCGGCTAAAGCGATTAGGTATTTCAGATGCAGATGCAAAAGCTATGTGGGAGCAGGTGCAGAAGCATGGCAAAAAAGAAGATGGTGTTTGGATGACCGGCGCTAAAAACTGGGATAGTGCAGACCTAGAGGAAATGTGGGGGGCGGCGGTAAGAAAAGAGTCAGATCGCGTCATAGTTGTTCCGGGGCAAGAAAAGCCGCTATTTATGTCTAGCGAACTAGGTAAAACATTCTTTCAATTTAGATCGTTCATGTTTAGTTCCACTCAAAGAATGTTGATAGCTGGCTTGCAAGGTCAAGATCATAACTATCTAGGTGGAACCTTAATGATAACTAGTATGGGAATGATGGCTTACGCATTTAAACAGTGGGATGCAGGCAGGCCGATAAGCGATGATCCTAAAGTGTTAATAGCTGAGGGAATCGACAGAAGCGGCTCGCTAGGCGCAATTATGGAAATAAACAACACCTTAGAAAAGATCAGCAACAATAACTTTGGTTTAAGGCCGTTAATAGGCGCTAGCGCTCCGGCGAGCCGATTTGCAAGCCGCAGCCAGCTAGAAGGGTTTTTAGGTCCAACCTTCGGGAGCTTTGCGGAAACATCCCTAAAAGTATTAAGCGCTGGAACTCAAGATCGCGAATGGGATGAAAAAGACACTAGAGCATTAAGGCGGTTATTGCCTTATCAGAATTTAACATTTGTTAGACAAGCATTAGACCAAATAGAAAAAGGTATCCAATAATGAGCATTCAAGACAACGGAACTAGGGCGCAATATACGGCAACAGCAAGTCAGGCTGTTTTTGCATACCCTTTCGAGATATTCGAAGAGGCAGATTTAACAGTTGAGCAAAATGGCACTGTCATTACAGCGTACACTGTTTCAGGTGTTGGCAATGATGCAGGCGGCAATATTACGCTTACTACTGGCGCAACGGCTGGCGATGTAATCACTATTTATAGAGATATGGAGCTAAAGCGAGAGCAAGACTACCAAAACTCGGGGGACTTTTTAGCTGATGAAGTTGACACGGACTTTGATCGACTTTGGGCGGCTATGCAACAAGTATTCGACAGGTCTAAATCAGCAATAAGACCAACGTTTGACGATCCTATTTTAAATTCATCTAATACAGAGTTGGCAGCGCCTAGCGTGAGAGGCGGAAAAGCTTTAGGCTTCACATCGAACGGAGAGCTAAGCTACCTATCTAGCGCGGTTCCAAATGGAGATTTTACGCACGTTTCAACGGTCGCAGTAATGGAGGCTTTAACTGGCTTAAGTGCCGGGGTGGATGTAATTCAAACCGCTGAGAACTCAACCGGCAATGGTGGTGGCGGGATTTACGATGTGGTTACTGTGGGCACAACTCCCAGTGTTGACCTACCTAACACATATAATATTATTGTAAGCGCTGTAGATCCCACTATTTGCTTTAGATTAAGAAGAGGCCCAACAGATGAGATATTGGCGTCTACTTTTGGCGGGGTGCTGGATGACTCTACCGATAATACAGCTATAGTTCAAGCATGTATCGATACTCTCAGTGCAGCTCCAATTAATAACGTTGATCGCGGTGGGAAAATAATTATTCCAAGGTTTATGAATTTTAACCTTAAAAACCTAACATT